GGTGGGGTAGTAGCTACCGGTCTCCGTATTGTTGATAACTTCCAAATGACTGCTGCCAAGTCAGTTTCAGTTTCAGGCGGCAATGTTACCGCAACCACAGATGATCCGTTGGCGGCGCAAGCTGGCTTCTGGATAGCAACGGGGATGTAATTATGGCAATAGTAACGGTTGACGAATTAAGTAGCAAAGTATTACAAAAAGTACAAGATGATGATATCGATTCTGATTTTGTGTTACAATCGTTTAATCAGTGCTTAGTGCATATTGCCACTGTAATTAATGTTAATAGTTTGGCAACCGTTACTGAAGTTACGTTTACGGCGGGGGGCAGTATTGTCCCCCTGCCGAGTGATTTCCATAAGAATTTTGTATTTGGTTTTAATAAAACTACTAATACCGATGTAATTGTGGTAGAAAGTAGGCGAATTCTCGATCGTAATATATTTGGTAAAAAAACTTATTCTGGAAATGTAATAACAGCTTGTACTGATTACCCAAATATCTATTACCAATACTCCCCCAGTTCTGATCAACTTATAGATGTTTATTATCACAAATTACCGACTGAATTGGTGGATGGTGGTAACTTCCCTTCTTATATTCCATGGAGTCATTTACATAAGTTATTTTTCAATTTCGCGGCCTCTGCGGCCTATGATATAATAGAAGATGGTATAGATGGTGGTCCGGATAGCAAGAAAACAAACACTATGTACCATGATATTAAGTTTAAGGAAGCGTTAGAAGAAATAAAATTGTTTTTTGGTCCTGATGCGGATATTGCGTACGGGCAACGCGGTAATCCGCGTTTTGATTTTAACGAATAAGTAGACTAAAGCCAATATGTTGTATACATTACTCAAAAAATGTGTAGGGTTAAATAATATATCGGACCCATCCAGGTTAACATGTGATGTTAGTTCCGGTACAGTAGAATTGGCCGAAGCGGTTAATGTCAATGTTGGCGATACTGGTGATATTTCAGTGCGCCCTGGACAGGAAATTGTTTCTGCGGGAACATTCCATTCATTATTTTGCGATAATGGCGACTGTTTTGTTATACAAGACAGAACGAGTGATGCCGCACTTTATAAGATAGGAACAGACTTATCTTTGACCGGTGTTCGTTCGGGTTTGATGAAAGGCGCAAGAATCTCTTATTGGCAGGATGGAGATAAAACTTACTATTCAAGTGCACACCAAAATGGCTTTATTGAGGGTGGAATATCATACCCATGGCCAGCAAATCCCCATACCGGAGTTGAGACCGTCAGGGCGTTCTTTCCAGCCCCATTAGGCAAGCACATTTGTATTTTTCAAGGCCGGATGTGGATTGCATCTGAAAATGTTATCTGGATTTCAGAACCGTTTGCCTACGGAAAGTTTGACATGGCGAGAAGGTTCTTTCAGTTTCAATCGAATGTCACAATGGTTAAACCTGTACAGGCAGGTGTTTGGGTATCAACAGAAACCGAAACGATGTTTGTTCGGGCTGCTGATAAATTCGATGACATTAAACTTGAACAGAAAAGTGCGTACCCGGCCCACGAATATAGTGAATGCGTTGGTTTGCTGGACCTATCAAAGACGGATTTGCAGATACCTGGACAAAGTGCAATATGGTCAAGTGATGATGGCTTGATTGTTGGTTCATCAGATGGTTCCCTTGTTGTTATCACACGTAACAAACTTGTGTATCCAAAAGGAACTCAGGGGGCGACAGTCGCCAACTGTTTCAATATTATAAATTCAGTTTATTAGGGAGACTTACTAACATGGCAGAAAGATTGAGTACAGGTTTAGCTAATTATATAAACCAGACTGGAAGTCTTAAAGGCGCTTTGGCAAATGGGATAATCAGTGTATATTCTGGGACACAGCCAACTACTGCTGATAGCGCTGAAACAGGAACTTTGTTATTGGAGTTCACTGTTGATGCTGGGGCGTTTACCCCAGGCGTTGCAACCAATGGCTTAAATATGGGCGCATCGTCTGAGGGTGTGCTTGCAAAATCGGCAGAAGTCTGGAAGGGCGTTGGTCTTGCTGCTGCTGGTTCATCTGGGACTACTGCTGGTTACTACAGGTTTTATGCAAATGCTAAAGTTACCGGCGCGAGTACAACGGCAGTTAGAATGGATGGTAGTATTGGAACGACAACGATTTCTGAGCTTCAGATGGTGAATCCACTTATTGTCACCGGTGCAACATCGACGATAGAAACTTACAATATTACAAGCCCAAAACAGTGAGGAATTAAATGAAATACCAAAAAGATGCAATGCTCGATACCAGTTTAAATTACATTAGAACTAATGCAACAGGATTGGTTGTTTGTACCTCTGATATATTAACTTCGGGTGTTCCAGATTATACACTGATAACTGGGGCGTCGAGGTTAACAGGTGTTATAGATGTATCGTCCACTGCTGATTCATGGGTGATGGCTGATGGTGATGTTTCTGGGCGAAAACTTACTGTAGCCGCTCAGGCAGATATTCCAATAACAACTACAGGTACCGCTGAACATATTTGTATTGTTGACAGTGCGACTACTTCGGTACTTTATGTCACATCATGTACTGCTCAATCATTGACTTCTGGAAATAATGTGTCTATTCCAGCATGGGATATGGAACTGCGTGATCCGGTGTAACTATGCCTGAGTGTATCTATGTTTCTTCAGAATCGTTTAAGTCTTTTGGTGATTTTTCTGGTCAAGTTAAAATTGGAACATTTATCAAAGTAACAGAAGGCGGGTATTCTATGACAGGTTCAGGTGAGTATATTACAGCTGAATTTACTTACAGAATACTTAGCTTGAATGTATCTGCTGGTTATACTGAATTTTTTATTGCAGGGGCCGTTAGTAGGGATATGTTAACATGGAGAAAACCATCTGCATCGGGTGGAACAACAGCAACATCCACAGAAACAGGTGAGACCCGACCTGTGTCATCTTGGCGTGGTACTTGGCAACCTCCTGTTGAACAAGGTCAAACATATAGAACTCTCTTTGTTCATCCGGAGCCTACGTCGAATGGTCTTATAGTTGCCGATGCTACCGAACGTGTCCAGGCAATGTATCTGGAAGGTTCAAGTGAATCTGAAACATATATTACAATTAGAGACTCTAACGGCTTTATAATTGCGCAGGGTCACCCTAATGCTGCTGGTTACTTCTTTCCTGAATATGATTCAATAGGCTGGAAGAAGCTAATAGGGCCAGGAATACAACCATATTTCTGGATATTAGATTATGGTATTGATATTATACAGGATAGTGCGTCGTGTTTGATGTATACAAACTTGGGGCCAAGAGTTTTATGCCTCGTTGGTGGAGGAGAGTATAGCTCACCGGAAATAGACTTATTGCAACAGCGCGTTGATCCAGTGGGAGGGGATCAGATGGACGGTGGGTGCTTTTACGGAACCTTTAAGTACGTAAATGAGCACTATGTTTATAATAATAGACCTCTTTATTTTTGGTCTAAGAAATTTGGTGATATGGTTGGGCAAATTCCTTATTATCAAGTAGATGAAGAGTCATTATTGGCTGCTTGGGACTATACAGATCTGGTATGTAGTGATATGATTGAGTCGTGTTTATGTGGTTATCCGTGCCGTGAGGAAGGGTCACCAGAGGGCTCAGATGGACGCCCAAGACCTTGGTGCGCTGGTAGAACTCCTTGTACAGACTTGGATGTGAGGCTTCTCGAATGGCAACAAGCTATGTATGATACTTTTGTTGATATAAATGTTTTTGATTATTATGATACAGTAGCAGGACAAAATGTTTATAAAACAAGAAAAGTTCCGACCGAATTTTACGCGTTACATGTTTATCCTGATGAATCAGATTCTGTTTCAATGGTAATACATGCTTTAACAAGAGATGCCATAACTTCGCCAATTTCAGGTATTAAACTTATTGGTTCTGGTGGCCCTCTTGATTCAATTGACGTATACAGAAAGGGTGAGTATGCACAACCAATTCTTATTGGCGCAGCTGTAAACTACTCAATGGGCAATGTTATTCCTATTTCTTTTGGTGCAGAGTCGCAAGTCTTCTCACGGTTAGTTATAAGTGTGTCTAATGAAACTTTTATTACTGGGATAGAAATAGCAACTTCAGATGGAGATTTTTCACGGGGGTACACGATAACAGTAGAAGGGCCTGGGGATAATCCAATTCTTGATATGACAGGTGAGGGCGCAAGATCACAGCATTTACATGATTCATGCGCAATACTAACGGTTCATTTAACTATTCCAGAATCAGGGGTATAAAATGTCCAGTGCCGTTCACATACACACTACTCGTGAGCCATGGGCTGTGCCAGTATCC